GAGGCATTCGAGCAGCAAGTAAACAAGGCTGCTGAAGATCGTGCAAAATTGCAACTCGAGAGTTTATTGGTACAAATCGACGAAGATCACTCTGCTAAGGTAGAGAAGCTCGTTGAGGCTATTGACCGTAACCACTCCGAGAAGCTTTTGAAGGTTGTTGAAGCAATCAACGAAAACCATGCTGGTAAACTCAAGGCTGTTGTACGCAAGTACGAGAAGGCTCTTAATGAGGATGCTTCATCTTTCAAACAATCTCTTGTTGAATCTATTTCAACATATCTCGAGGCCTACCTCGATGAAAATCTACCAAAGACAGCCATTGAAGAGGCTGTACAGAACAGACGCTCTGCTCAAGTTCTTAACGAACTACGTAGCATGCTATCTGTTGATCTTGTGCTCGGTAAAGAAACCATTCGCGAGGCTGTTATGGATGGTAAGCAAAAGATTGACGAAAGCTCCAAGATCATTGAGGCTCTCAAGGCTGAGAACAAGCAACTCAATGAGTCATTCAATAGAGCCTGCTCTAATTTAATTTTTGAACAGAAGACAGCTGGTCTACCAACCAATAAGAAGTCTTATTTGGCCAAGGTATTCAAAGGCAAGTCTGCTGAGTTCATCAAAGAGAACTATGACTACACATGCAAGATGTTCGAGAAGCAAGAAAGCAAGAACCTCGAAACATTGACAGAGCATGCTGTATCCCAGTCTGTTTCTAGAAATCTTGATCGTCCTGTAATTGAAGAAAATTCACAGGTCATTGAAGAGGGTACCGAAGCTACCGCTGACCACCCTCCATTGAAGTTGTACATGCAGGAACTTTCAAGACACTAATAAATAATTTCCATTGAGGCATAAGCCTGATTATGATTTGACATCATATAATGTCTAAAAATAAATAAACATATGAAAAATATCAGACCTTCACAGTCATATATTTCTCCAGATAGAGCTGGTGCTCTTCTTGAGAAGTGGTCACCTGTTCTTGACTTTAACAGCAAGAACGTGAGAACAATCGAAGACGATCACACACGTCTTAACACCGCCATTCTTCTTGAGAACCAAGAGAGATGGTGCATCGAGGAATCCGGTCAGGCTAACGTCTCCGGTTCTACTACATCCGTATTCGGTAACGCTTACGGTGCTGTAGGTGGTATGGGTGGTTACGGTGCTGCCGTAAACAACTCTTCTGGCGATCAGAACGCTGACTGGTATGCTACCGGTGATGCTCGTTTGCCAAAGATCCTCATTCCAATGATCCGCCGTACCTTCCCTGAGTTGATCACTAACGAAATCGTCGGTGTTCAGCCAATGAGTGGTCCAGTTGGTCTCGCCTTCGCTCTACGTTACAAGTACGACAATGACGTACTAGGTAGCCAGATCCCAGGTAAGTACAATGATGCTTCTTACGGTAATCCTCCTCCATATCCTTGGCAGATCCAAGCAGCTGGAACTGAGAACCCAGGTACATTCGGCCACACCTATTCTGGTGAACTTGGTTACGAATACCTAGATACTCGTTTCACTGGTGCTTCTTCTGCTGACTTGGCTCAGTATCAGAACAACTCCAACTTCCAGATTATCCAATCTGATCAAGGTGTTGCTCAGTTGCTAGCTAACTACGAGTTCACTTCTCAGATCCCAACAGCTTCTATCTCATTCGAGAAGACAGCCGTTGAAGCTGGTACACGCAGACTAGCTGCTCGTTGGTCCGTTGAGTTGGAGCAGGACTTGAAGAACATGAACGGTATCGATATCGATGCTGAGTTGACAAACGCCATGAGCTATGAGCTCCAGGCTGAAATCGATCGTGAAATGGTCATTAGAATGATCCAAGTCTGCTTGAAGTATGCTTCTTACGGTTCCGTAACAAGCTGGACAGCTTCTGCTGCTGACGGTCGCTGGTTGGCTGAGCGTAATCGCGACTTCTATCAGAAGTTGATCGTAGAAGCCAACAGAATTGCAGTACGTAACCGCCGTGGTGCTGCTAACTTCATTATCGCTACTCCAAGAGTTTGCGCTATTCTCGAGGCTCTACCAGAGTTCAGCTGGATGACTGTTGATGGTAACGTCAATACTCAACCAACAGGTGTTGCTAAGGTTGGTACAGTTGGTGGTCGTTTCCAAGTCTACCGCGATACACGTACCGATGCTCAAAACCTAACAGGTCAACGTACCACAGTTGAGTACGCTCTCTTAGGTTACAAGGGACCAGAGTTCTATGACACTGGTATTATCTATTGTCCATACATCCCAGTAATGGTACAACGCACAATCGGTCCTAACGACTTCGCTCCTCGTGTTGGCTTGCTAACACGTTACGGTGTAGTCGATAACATCTTTGGTGCTAACTTGTACTATAC